AATAGAGGAAGCACAGACGCATCTTCTGTAGTTGGAACTGGTAAAACTGGTATGAAAGAATCTTCTGAACTTGAAGCTGAATTAAAAGAGTACAAAGAAGCAGTTCATTTCTTGAAAGATAAACTTCACGAAGTTAACATCTTAAATGCTAAATTGTTATTTACTAATAAGTTGTTCAAATCTTATTCATTAGATAATAATCAGAAACTTAAAGTGGTTGAAACATTTGACAGAGCTCAAACTACAAGAGAGATTAAACTTGTTTATTCTACACTTGCAGAACAGTTCGGTGATAATAATTCAATCGTAACAAAAAAATCAATTAAAGAATCAGCTAGTACAGCTGTTAGTTCAACTAAACCATCTTTAGAATCTCGTAAAGTGATTTCTGAAGAAGTTGAAGTTGCTAACAGGTTTAAAAAACTTGCTGGATTACTTTAATAACTTAGGAGAATAATATAATGGGAAATTATGTTAACGAAGCGTTATTAGACGCTTCCCCTTATAAAAAACAAGCTGATGAATCAAAACAACTTGTCTCAAAATGGGATAAGACTGGTTTATTAGATGGTTTGAATGAGGAATTTCAAAAATCTGGTATGGCTACAATGCTTGAAAACCAAGCAAAACAGCTTATCAATGAAAATAGTGGTACTGGAGGTTCTACAGGTGGTGGAGCTGCAGCTGCTAGTTCAGAAGAATGGTCAGGTGTTGCACTTCCGTTAGTTCGTAGAATTTTCGGTGAGATTGCATCTCAAGACTTTGTATCTGTACAACCAATGAATCTACCATCTGGTCTAGTATTTTACTTAGACTTTAAATATGGTACAACAACTGCTGGAAATCAAGGTGAAGGATTTGGTACATCCACAGGTCCTAAAGTTGCTGGTGATACAGTTGATTCATTAGGTGGTAAAACTGGTCCTAACTCACCTATAGGTTCATCTGCTCCATTTGGTGTCGGTGGTCTTTATGGTGCTGGTAGATTTGATTATTCAATTAATCAATCATCAGCTTCATTTACTGATGGTACTGAAATTGATGGTGATGCATTAACTACAACATATGAATCTGCTTCAGCAAATTATAAAGATATTAACTTCAACCAAGCGTTTTCAGCTTCATTAGCTGGAGGTAAATTGGTTAAATTTAATATTTTAGCTACAGATTTAGCTAATGCTGACCTTAAAGCGGTTAGATCTTTTAATATTATTTCATCTTCCGCAGATGTTGTTGAACTTTTACCTGAGTTTACAACAGTAGATGGAAACAATATTTCTTTCATCGTATCTGGTGCTAGTGCTGCTGGTGTTGGTGGTCCAACAAAGAATATTATAGTTGGATTTTCAGAACAACCAACAGAATCTGACAGAGGTGACTTTGAAGATTCAACAGGTAATGCAAATGCTGATACATTAGCAATACCTGAAGTTGACTTACAACTTAAATCTCAAGCTATCGTTGCGAAAACAAGAAAACTAAAAGCTGTATGGTCTCCTGAGTTAGCTCAAGACTTAAATGCTTATCATTCTGTTGACGCTGAAGCTGAATTAACATCTATGTTATCTGAATACATTTCTATGGAAATTGATTTAGAAATATTAGATATGTTAATCTCAGATGCAGTAACAGAAGATTTCTGGTCTGCAACTCCTGGTGAAGATTATAATGGTACAGGCACTAATGAAGATGCTTGGGCTATTACAACATTCTATGGAACAAGATATGAATGGTATCAAACTCTATTGGGTAAAATCCAAAAGGTTTCTAACGAAATCCAAAGATTAACTCTTAGAGGTGGTGCTAACTTCGTAGTTGTTTCACCGACTGTTGCTACTATCTTGGAATCAATTCCTGGATATTCAGTATCTACAGATGGAAACAAATCTAGCTTCGCAGCTGGTGTTCAAGTTGCAGGAAGTCTACAAAATAGATTTACTGTTTACAAGAATCCATATATGACTGAGAACAAAATACTTATTGGTTTCAGAGGAAGTAATTTCTTAGAAACTGGTGCTGTATACTCACCATATGTACCGCTAATTATGACTCCATTAGTATATGATCCAAGTGACTTCACACCAAGAAAAGGTGTAATGACACGATATGCTAAGAAAATGATTAGACCTGAGTTTTATGGTACAATTAATTGTAAAGACTTAAACTTAGTATAAGTTAATTAATTCTTTACTAACCTCTTAATATGAGGAGGTTAACTTAGTTGAAAAACCCTTACTTTTTGTGAGGGTTTTTCATTTATATTTGATATTTATATATGAATTATAGAATATAATTTACTAGCCTAAGTAGTCACTAAACAAGGTTAGTATAAAAAAAATTAACAATCCTGAGAGTAGTGACTCAACATTAGGAGAAATAAAATGGCAAAAAGAATAGGAAAATATAAAGTTTCCAAAAGAGAAGAAACTTTATCAGCAGTTGATGGTGCTACTATTGAAGGTAGTTTAGATGGTATTACTAATTTAACAGCTACTGGTACGAGTACATTAACAACAGCGGTTATTGGTACTGGAGGTGTAGCAAGTACTGGTGAGATAAGGTTAACGGGTTGTGCAGCACCAGCCAATAGTGTAGCTGCAGTATGTAATGGTGTAGCAGTTGCAGCAGATGGAGCTGGTATTTATGAAGTAATATTTGAAACTGATTTTGGTGGATATACAGCAACAGCAACTGATAATGGGTTGATTAAAACCGCAATCACAATTCCTACTGATTCAATGATAATAGCAGCATCTACAATAGTAACAGAAGTAGTTGGTCAAAATAATACTAGTACTATTGATTTGGTATCAGCAACTACTGCAGGTTCAGATACAGCAGATGAAGCAGTATCAGCTGTATTAACAATCATAGATGGGTTAGATTTTAAATCTAGTGGTGCAGGAGCACTTGGAGCACTTGGAGCACCAGTATATGCGAACGATATTGTTCACCATATTGGTTCAACAGGTACTTCAACTACTTTATGTTGGATTAACAAAGGTACTGGTAACGGAACAGCAGCTTATGTTTCAGGTAAGATTCTTACTTATATTAAATATATGGGTACAGGACCAGCATCAGCTGACACAAGAGTATAATAACTAAACCTTAAAACAATAACAAACTTAAAGGGTGGGATTTATTTCTCACCCTTTTTTGTTTTAATTGATATTTATATATGAAGAATAATACCCAATTTTGGAGAATAGTAAATGTCAAAGTTTAATTTTATATATGAAGACCCAACAGCAGCTTTACAAGTTACTGGTTCAACACCACATGGAATATATGATACAGACACAGAATTTCAATCAGATAGTTTAACGACTTGTAAATATGTGGCTAGAAAACTTGGACATCCAGTTATGCAATTGGAGTTCAATAGTGGTTCAATATATGCTTGTTTAGAGGAAGCAGTATCAGAATACTCACAACAAATTAATCATTACAATACAAGAAATTGGATGTGGGAACATTATGGAAACTCAGCCACTCAAACTGGAATGAGTTCAACAGGTTCTCATCAACCAGAAACTCCTGTGGGTGGATTGTCTTTATTTACATTATCTGAACAATACGGGCAAGCTGTGAATATTGGTGGTAATGCTACTATGTTTACGGGCTCAATAACTCTTACTTCATCACAACAAGTTTATGATTTAACAAGTGAGGCTAGTTTGGAAGAATCTGCAACAACTTCAAATCCATTGGTAGTTCAACGAGTATTCAATCAAGGTCCAGCAGCTATATCTAAATTCTATGACCCATTTGCTGGAGCATATGATAATATTGAATTATTAGATTCATTTGGGTTTGGTAATGTATCACCTGCAGTTTCATATGTAATGAGACCAATATCATATGATTTAGCTAGAGCGAATGCAATTGAAACAAATGACTTAATTAGAAAATCTGCATATTCATTTGAATTAATAAATAATAAAATGAGAGTATTTCCATTACCTGATTCAAAAGATGCTGGTGCAAAAATATATTTTCATTATTATAAAAGAGATGATAGAGTTGATGTAACTCAGGAGTATACAAATAATAAAGTATCAGACCCATCCAATATACCATATAAATTCATTACATACAATGAAATAAATTCAATGGGTAGAAATTGGATTAGAAAATATACATTAGCATTGTCAAAAGAATTATTAGGAATCATTAGAAGTAAATATGCTTCATTACCATTACCAAATGGTGAAGTATCTATGGATGGAGAAGCTTTAAAAGCTGAGGGTAGAGAAGAAAAAGCAAATCTATTAGAAGAATTAAAAGAGTTCTTTGAAGCTGTTGGTAAAAAAGAACAAGCAATTACAGAACAAGAGGTTGCTGAATCTCAACAATCGGTATTGAATAAAGCTCCATTAAAAATATACATAGGATAAATAAATGTCACAAACAAAACCATTTTTTATACCACAAAAAGAATT